TAAACGTTGTTGACGTGCCTGTATCGGCTAACTGTCTCCACGTTGTATCATAGCCAAATACTTTAAGTCGCATATCAGGCGAACCTGTCTGTATCTGCGATACAACGTAATCAGTATTAGCGACAAGTTCAAGCGTAGTTACCGTCATGTAAGAATCTGCAACGCTTTTAGTGCCATTTACAGTTACAACACCATTGGAATAGCTATATGACACATTACTGTCACTACCAGATTGTCCATTTATAACTGACCAGTCAATAATATTAAACGTCTTACCGTTTTGGTTGTAAATTGATGAAATATTGTTTTCGTTTGCTTTCATAGCACTGTCAATAGTGTCCATATTATCGGTAATAACGGACATATCAAATGTATCGTTTTCACCAGTCTGTTTGCCTAAGTGATAATTAGGCGTATAAGTTGTAGCCATAATTAGTTACCTCCTTGTAATTCGGCAATAGTTTTCTGTTGCATTTCTGCAATTGTGAATTTCTGCCAATAACCGATTGAATATTCTGGATATTCTGACCACTTCTCGAAATACGTGTATGATTCTGTATCAGTCCACGCATTGTTATGGTATTTCTTAGGTGCTATCTCTACCCACTGACCGTTATATGGTTCATAGGGTAAAATCGTACCACCTTTGTTTATCTGCCATGTACTTGTTAGCTGTCCACTGTTAGAACGATATAAAGTTACAAACTGACATTTACTATCAGTTGTGAAAGTTTCACTTGTCCTCGGATACAATCTTGATATATAATTTTTGTTAATATCATATTGACATACAAACATAGCCAAACTTTGTCCGTTTATGCCAATAATGTATTCTGTATTAGGCTTTACAGGGGTATAATCAGCGGTTCTAACATAACTATCATTTGTCACTTTTTCGCCTGTTTTATCATTATATCCGCCTAATTCTATGCTACCAAATAAAATATTAGTTCCGAGTTGATATTTGTAATAATTCATATTATCACCAACCTATACCGACATCACCCTCTGCCATTCCGCTTGTAGGTGCTGTTGATGATACAAAAAGCTTTATTCCGTTGATTTCAATAAAGTCGTTACCACTTCCGTCTATACCCTGTGTAAGTGTGGTAAGTGATGAAATGTTGTTTTTATTTGTTTCAATCTGCGTCAATTGAGCTTGAGTAGCAAACTTATGTGTTGCGCTTGTATCGTCCACGTTATCAGCGGAAATCTTATGGCTTGAATCAATAGTATCTTGCTTCCCTGCAAGTTTATCATCAATCTGTGATTTTGTGTAGGTTTCTTTTCCAAAAAGAATCCATTGGTTATTACTATTCAATGTACCCCATACATATTCGTCACCGCAAGGTTCTGTTCCGCTTGAACCTTCATACAGTACCGTGTAAGCATCTCCAAGTGATGCGTTTGACGGCAAGGAGCTGTAATAGTTGACAGCACCTAACCAGTGAACACCGCCTGACAGCGAACCTATCATTTGGTCTATCTCATACTTTGTGTAACCGTCAACAGCAATTTCTTTCCACGTTGTACCGCTATAATAGTACAAGCGGTTTGCAACGTGTTCTGTTCCTGTCTCAAAGCTGACTAGATAGCAGTCACCTTGTGTCGGCTCTTCTGGCAAGTCGGAATAGTCAACAACTTCACCTTTGTAATTCATAGGATATGTCGGCAAAGCATCTAACTTGTCAAGCAATGGATTGATTTGCTCAACCGTCCTATTAAACATTTTTATCGCCATATTTACACTCCTTCGTATTCGATTATCATGTCACCGTTGCGGTCATAGCACAACGCCATTTCAGCGTCCATGACTTGAAAGTATATGTTTACAATTTCAGGCTCTACGTCAATCACCGCTGTTTTTGCAGGTTGACCGACGAATGTACGCAATCCGCCGAAGGTAACCTGTTCAACTTCGCCTGTTATAGCGTTCGTTGTGGTTTTTGTGATACGTATATCAATTTCGCCCATATATTCATCATAGAGCTTTCCACCGTTTCCGACTGTGTAACCGCCTAAGTCAACAACTTCGCTGTAATCAGGATTGTTCTTGACTTCTTTCATGTCAATTTCATACCCCACAAGCGGACAGCAATAATTATTGAAATCTCGCTTTGAATCCATTTTTAGCAAAATCTTTGCAATGTTGTATTTCCACTCTTCAGCTTCTTCATTCTTGCCGTCAACATTAATGTTATATGAATAGTCTTTGCGCTTTACTATATGGTGTGGTATGCCGTATCGTTGCATATCTGATACTGTCAAATCACGTGATATGCCCCAATTATAGTTGTTATATGCATCAAGGTATGTAGCCTGTGTCGTTATATCAATGGTTCGCTTGATACCTGTCAGGTTCTTCCCTATCCGAATATCAAAGGCGTTATCAAATGTGCCTTGCTTTCTGCTGTATATCGAATAATCAAAGTTATCACGATGTATTTCACCTTCGCAAGCTTCAAGCATTCCACGTGAACCCATGATAAAATCAACCATGTTCGTGTCTTGTGGTAGCCAATCAAGGTAATATAGCACATATTCTTGCGATACAGACATATTTGATATACCTGTGAATTGATAATGGAACAAGCCTTCCCTATCTTCATTGTCAGTCCTTCTGACCGCTTCACGGCATATACTTGCAACACTTGTTCCTGTTATTCCTGTATCGCCACGTCTTATCATACCGTCACCGCACTGATAGAAGATGTGGTCACCTTTCGCAACAATCTTTCCGCTTGCGCCCTTCCAAATCTGTTGAACTGTCCTTATCGTGAACAACTGCCCCATAGCTTTTATGATGTAATTCTCTCTGATATACTGCCATCGTCCTTCTGCATCTATCGGATGCTCCATGCTGATTTCATAACGTCCGTTTAGCTCTTCTGTTATCTTACAGCTTGTAGGGGTCAGCACAAACATTCCGTGTCCGTCAAATCCGTCTTGCGGTGTATCGTATCGGAACAGGCAGATATAAGGACGTTGTTTGACAATATCCATTGTTATGTGTGGTATATCAGGCTGTAATAGGTGAAACGGATAATTCCTGTTCCACCCATCTTCAACACGCCATGTTGCATAAGGGTAAGGCTGAACAAATGCCTTTTCAGGTCTTTCCGCTGTTAGTAGCGTGTATGGATAACCATCATTGACATTATCGTCTTGTCTCCACTCAGAAGCAGGGAAAGGTGATTGATTTGCGTATTGTGGTCTTGTCGGCATTTCTGTAGGTACAGGATAACCGTCAGCGCCTATTATAAAATCAGCCATTAACCCTCAACTCCAATCGGGAAGCCTATAGAGGCAAGATAGGAAGCATCTTTAATCTGTGCTGTGGTGCAAACTCTTGAACTGCTTATGGCAGTGTGCAATTCAATTGTATCTTCAACAGGAATGATCCCTGAACCATTCATTAAAATCAGTGAATTATTTGTTTTACCGTGAATTAAGCAATTTGTTAAATTACCGCCAAAATATAGAGACGTAGTTAAATGCTCACCATACAGTTCAAATGTTGTCTTAGTAATAACGTTGTATTGATGGAACATATAGTCTGATGTGTTATTAGTAACAAAATTTATTTTTATATTTCCGTTGTCCATTGACAGTGAGCTTTCAATACGGCTTTGGAATTTAAACGTGCCATAATTTACCTTTACATTAACGCCGAGTTTGTTAATTATTAGATTGTTTACATATGAGCTGTTTGATCTTGCAAATATAGATGTTCCGCCGTAGAATTGCCCTGCTATTTCAACATTGTCAATTTTAACTTGCACGGTTGCACTGTTATATGGATTGATACGGATAAATCCTACACCCGAACATTCAACGTTCTTAAACTTTATGTTCTTGATATGGCGATAACTTCCACCGCCATAGCCAAAATTAAAGCCCCATACATCATCATTAATATATACGTCAGAATTAGGTGCTACCGTCCAATTCCATATAGTATGACCTTTGCCGTCAAGGCTTCTAAGTCTGTATCCGTCCACTGTTGTTGAAAGCGTATTTGGTGCATATATATCATTAGCTAATTCACAGTATGTTTCAGTTCCATTATCTGTATTAGCACAAGCTTCTACAAATTCATTCCAACTTGTAATTATAAAGGGGTCTGTGCTTGTTCCTGTTCCCTGTCCGCTATACGACATATCAATACCACCTTTCGTTTTTTGTTATTTTTACATAGTCAACGGTTGCCCCTAAAGCAACTAAGCTGAAAACGTTTTCACCTGTGCCTAACATCGGATAGTGACCGCTGACAGCGTTATGTAATACTTCATGCGTTGTCTTATCATAGGTAATATATCGGTCAGAATCTATGTATACTACTTCGCCTGTTGACGGTAAAGTAACTGTATAAGGGATATTGTTGAAAACAAGCTGAATAGTACCTGCACCGCTTAACTCTATTATAGGCTTTGCATATCGTGAACCGTTGTTCGTGATATAATCACCGCTTTCAATTTCAACAGGGTCGTTTGATACGGCATACTTGAAAGGAGCAAGGGTGAATGTTGCCGTGTATTTGATTCTATTGCCCTTAAACGCCGTTTCAACTGAGCTAAGGTCTACCTGCCTTACTTTGAAGTAAAGACCGTCTAAACGGCTTATTTCAAGCTTCTTTGCGTTAACAATATAAGAGTATATCTCTCTGTTGTCGTACCCGTCCTCTATGGTGTAAAACGTGAGCTTGTACTTAATATCTTCAAAACTTTCATCAGGCGTTGTCCTATCTTCGTCTATGCCTGTCTGATATGCAGTGTAACGTTGTTTAGCCATTGGCGGTACTGGCGGTGTATCAAGCCATATGCCCTTATCTTTGCTTGACACACCGTCAATCTTGAACCAATCGTTGTTTTTCGTGTAATCTATCAAATCGTTACACCTCCATATGCTCTTGTCTGAAATACGTCAAGCTGTGCTAAACCTTCACTGATCTTCTCAATAAGTGTATCAGACAGGTTGTCAAGATCGGTATTTTCCGAGAGTGTAGCCCCGTCAAAGCTTACGTTCACAACATAGCTGTTGCCAACGTTACCGCTTACCGCAGGCGCAGCATTTGAAGTCTCAACCTCTAAGTCTGAACTAATACCTTTTGCAAGGTCATTGATTTGATCGTAAACAAGAGAGGCATTGTCCTTGATACCCTGTGCAAATAAATGCATCATATCAGGAGCGAATGTGTGGAAGTCAGCAAGTGCGCCCTTGTCAGGCTCAGAAAAGCCGATAAAGTCTTTAACATTGTTTGCAATACCGCTAACTGCATTTGTAACCTTGCTGATATTATCGGTAATGCCGCCTACAAAGTTATCTATTAGGTCTTTGCCCCACGATTTAGCAGAGGTCAAAAGCCCCGTGATCTTTGCGGTCACTGATGTAACAATATCTCCCATCTTTTCACCGACTTTTTCTCTCAGGTCTTTAAACCAATTTTCAACCGCAACTAAGCCGTCACTTAATTTGTCTCCTATCGGTTCAAATACGCCTTCAAACAACGCTATGCAAGCATTTACAAGCGGTGTCAGAGCTGAGCCTATTAATAATACTGCCGTGTCAATCACAGTGTAGAATGCGGCTTTAATCAAGCTTACAAGCAATGAAGTAAATGCAGGTTGTAACTCTTCCCCGTGTTCCTCAAAGCCTTTCAGGAGCAATTCTGTCAATGTTGTAACTATTGGCAGCAAATTGTCAGCTATTATTTCTCCTGATTCAGCAACCGCTTCAAATATAGTGCTTAATGCATTTACAAGCGTTAATGTAATACTTGCCATATCTTGATCTTTCAGTGTTTCAAAGAGCGTTACAAAGATATCTGCAAGCTCAGGAAGCAATACAGAAGATAAGGAAGCAACTGAGGTTAGCAACGTCTTGAAAAGCTCCATAACTATTGGAATAAGCACGGGCAGCGATTCTTGTATAAGATCGCTAAGGTCATATATAATATTTTCAAGTGGTTTTTGAAGCAGATTAATTGAATTCAGCAGAGCGTTTCCAATCTGATTCAGTAAACGCGGTACAATATCGGGAGCTTGTTCAACAAGGCTTTCTAAGCCTGTTATTACTGCCGAAAGCATATCCTGAACTGCAATTAATACCGTGTTTATTGTTGTCGGGTCGGTCAACGTTGAGAGGATATTTGGAATAACGCCTACAACCGCAGAAACAAGCGTTGATACGGCTTGTACAGCAGTCGGGAGCAATTCTTGAATCAATGTGGGCAGCTTATCACTTATTACAGGAGCTAAGCTTTGAACCGCTGTTCCTATTCCTCCAAGTATGCGTTCAATAACAGGCGCAGAGTTTTGAATAACTGTTGTCACGCCTGATATAAGACCTGTGATGTTTTCCTCTATCTTTTCAGCGTCACCGCTTGCAATTGCAAGTTTAAGGTTTTGCCACGCTGCCGCCATTGCTTTTGTTGAGCCTTCAAGCGTACCCTCTGCCTCTTCTGCTGTTGTGCCTGCAATTTGCATCGTTTCTTGTATAGCGTGAATTGCTTCTACAATGTCAGCATAGCTTGAAATAGCATAATCTTTGCCTGTGAGCTTTTCTGCGTCACTAAGCAAACGCTCCATTTCTTCCTTAGTACCGCCATAACCTAGCTTTAAGTTGTCAAGCATTGTGTAATTCTGCTTTGCAAAGCCCTGATATGCGTTTTGTAAGGAAGTCATATCAGTACCAAATTTATTTGCGTTGTCTGACATATCACGTAAAGCAACGTCCGCAAGCTGAGCCGCCCTTTCAAGGCTTTCCGCTGTTGTTGTGCTTGCCATATTAGCCGCTTCAGCCTCTTTATAAGCTGTTTCATTAGCTTCTTTAAGGCGTTTCAAATCGGCTTTTTTCTGATCTCTGAGCAAGTCCTTCTCAGCAGAATCAGCCATTTTAATTGCTTTATCCCAGTAATCTTTTTGAGCCTCGTACTTTTCATCAAGTGTCTTTTTCAGCTCTTCAAGGTCTGTTTGCTCTCCGCGTCCTGTGGACTGTATAAGAGAGGAAGAAAAGCCCATAACAGTATCAAGGTATTCGTTTATACTCATACCTGCTGTGTTCGCGGCTTTTTCTGCGTTTTTCATTATAGTATTTGCAGAATCACCAAAGAGCGTTGCAACACCGCCTTCTAATTGCTCATACTGTGAATAAACATCAAACGCACTCTTTGTATAACCTGCGACTGCTGCGCCTGCCGCCGCTACAGCTCCTGCGCCAACTTTTAAAGCCGTCACAAAGCCATTTTTCACAAAGCTTGCAAAATTGCTGAATTTTTCACCGACTGAATCAAGAGTACCGCCGAGATTTTTTGTGTCAGCATCTATCTTCTTTGTTTCATCGTCTGCATCCTGATATTCTTTTTTAAGGTTGTCAACTTCTTTTTTAAGGTCTGCCGTCTCTGTTTCGGTTTTATCCATACGATCGGCAAGCGTTTTTGTTTCCTTTGCTGTATCTTCAATAGCGTTTTCAGCTTTTGACAGGTCAGATTTTAAGCCTTCAACTTCTTTCGAAAGATCGCCTGTTGCGTCTGCTGTCTTATCCGCCTCCTTTGCCATTGCTGAGGTTGCGTCCGCTGTTTCTTCCATTGATTTTTCAGCAGAATCGAGCTGTGCCTTTACCTTGTTGACTGAATCTTGCAAGGCTTTCATTTGTGCTGTATTATCCGCAAGGCTCTTTGCAAGGTTCTTGCCTTCTGCAATAGCTTCTCTTATGGCTTTTTCAAAGCCGCTTGAATCCATTGAAATTGAGCCTTGTAACTCAAATACACTCGCACTCATTCGGTTCACCTCCCGTATCATCTATCATTGTCAAGCCGCATTTTTTATTCAAATCGGCTATTATTTCATCCGCACTCCTTGTTTCTTCGGGCTTTATCGGTTCTATCATTTCATAATATCTCTTAGATGGAGCTGAACCGCCTGCAAATTTCATTGTGTTCTCTGCAATCATTTTCAAGCAGTCTGCAATGTAGTTTTTATACATTCGTTCGTGATTGTATTGCTTCAGCCATTCAAAGAGATATTCATCCCCGAACAAGTCCAATTTTTCAAGGTCACAAGCTATTAAAGCAGTTTTGTAATATTGCGGATTTGTAAAACTGTTGTAAAAAAACCTATGCACCTCTTAGATTTTGCTATCTCTGCAAGTGCATAAATACCGTCATTATCTCCGTTTTCGTCAGGCTGAAGATTTGCAAACTCTTCCCCTGTCATAAAGCAGAGCGCACCGCAAATCTCCATTGTTTCATCAACGTTGCCGTCACATATATATGAAACGATACTGAATATATCGTTTTTCCCATCTTCTGTTGCTTCTTTAAGCTTCTTTATGCCGTCCGCATACTTCTTGACACGTTCTGTGATCTTGACGGTCTGTACTGCGAATTCCTTTGGTGTGCAATTTGCAATTGTTTTCATAAAAAACTCCTTTTAGCAAAATATCCCCGTTTGTACGGGGATATTTAGTTGTTATTCAGTTGTTTATTGCTAATTATACGCCTGATGTAACAGTCAATGTTACTCCGCGTGTAAATGTTCTTGTAGTGCCGTCGCTGAGCTTACATCTGTACTTATTGCCGTTTGCATCTGTTGTAACATCTGTACCTGCAATTGTAAGTGTTGAGCTTTCAGCATCGTCAATATCGCTGTAAACAGTGTCAGAAGGTGTCATAACCTGCCACTGATATGTAAGTGTGCTTACACTTGATGTCGCTGTTACGCTGAATGTTGCGGCTGTTCCTGCTGTCTTTGTAACATCTGAAGGCTGTGTTGTGATTGTAATTGTGTTTGTTTCGTCTGTACCGTCCTTGACATACATTTCAAACGGTATATCATCCATGTATTCAAGGTCATAATGACCTGTGAATGTGAAAGCGAACTGACCCTTGCCGTCTTTAGTTGTCTGCCACTGGAAACCACCTGTTGAAAGAGCATTCTTGACGTGAATTGCAACGAAGCCGCCGTTGCTGTTTCCGTTCTTAGTGCTGTAATCTCCAACAAGCCAAACATCACCAAAATCGGTGTCTGTAAGAGCATTGCGAGGAATAATATGTGAATCATTCAGTGCATCAATATCAGCCGCAGCTATAAGCTTTTTGCCTAAAGCTGTATCAACTACTGTGAAAGTACCTGAAAGCTCAGGGCTGTATGACTTGATTCTCTTCAACTGCTTTGTGTTAGCAGGTACATTGTCAATATCTTCGCCATAATCGACAAACTCAGGGTTTGTGTTGAAAGAAACACCGCCATTTGTTGCACCGAGAATATTTGACTTCTGATATGTGCCTGTTGCAGGGTCAAAGGACGATACAAGAACGCCTGCATTGATCTGAATGCTTTCCCATGTATCGGTTCTAACCTGTGTGAACTTTGCCATAAGGCTTTTCCCTCCTTATTTAGTTTTCTGTGAAGAACTCAACCTCTATGTTGAGGACTACACGCTTTATCATATCGTCTGAGCTATCGCCCATGTTTTGCGCAAAAGGTGAGCCGCGCTTTATCCACATAGCACCATTGTCTAATGGCAAGCACATACCGCCCATCCCTATTACTGCTGAAATCTCGCGTTTCTTTTCATTAGCCGCAGTCCAAGACGCGGAACGATACCACAAAGATGCAGATAGGCTAATTTCTCCACCAAAACTGTCTGTCTGTATCTCATAGGTGAGATATGGGAAAGCAGGTGCTTCATTCAAAGCAAAAACGCTGTTTTCTTCATATGCAGGGAGATTAAAAGAACTCCAAAATGAATATAAAGCCGCTTCCTTTGTCATAATATCGCTCCTAACGCTCAGAAAAGGTGTTTTTTGACACGCTGTTTCATTTATAGTGTAATTACCCCTTTTATAGAAAGAGGGGCAAATTAGGCTTTTTAGTTGCTGTCAGGCAACGCCCACAACTCCGCTGTTGACTGTCTCATATCAAGGGTTGCTGATTCAGGCGTTTTGCTGTTCTTTCCGCTTGATGTTATACGGAAATACTGTCCGTCCTCAACTCTCTTGATAACGTCCATAGGTTCAAGCGTTACCGCTTTTGAGGTTGTTATAGTACAGTTTGTTCTTTCGGTCAGCTTGTTTGCAATTGTACTGAGTGTAGATGTTGCAAAGTCCGCTGTTGCCTGAAATTCATCTTTACTTTCAACCCATGCAGGTATCATGCCACCTTCCCCGTCAGGAACAAGGGTTTTAGAGACGAATACAAAAGGTTCAAAGGATTCTGTTAGTAAGCTCATATATGAATCCTCCTGTACGTGTTAAGTCTACCGCTGAATTGTGCCTGCCACGTTGCAGCAGAAGAGCCGTTCGCAGAACTGCCGCCTTTTGAATAGCTGTAACCGCCAAAACTTTCACTCTGAAATGGTGACATATTCGGGGAAGTTGCAGCTTCGTTTACCTGCCTCCATGCCGATATATCATCACATAACGATTCAAAGTCACGGGGAACGCTCATGCTCCATATTTCACCGTTGAATTCCTCAGCTCTGAGGTTTTCAAGGTCTTTTGCGTTGTTCTGCCATACCCCGTCATTCAATACGCTTCCAACAATGCGGAAATATTGATCGGGAAGTAAAGTGTCAAGCGGTGCTGTACCGCTTATTATAGTAAATGTGCCACTATTCACGGCTTTATCACCGTTAAGAAAATAATTCTTGATATATGCACATACTTCTGTTAATTGAGCCATATAGCACCGCCTTTAACTTACTTTTTACGTGAACGCTTCTTTGGTTGTTCTTCCTCAACAGGAGCTTCGGCAGGCTCTTCAATAACAGCTTTCTTTGAATCCGCTACAATCTCTATAACAGCTCTGCCGCGCTTGTTCTTATCACTTGCAAGCTCTTCTATGCGTTCTGCGGAAGGCTCATACCCTTCACGGGGGTATGTATCGCCTGCCTTGTATTCGTATTCGTTATCCTGCAAGTCCGTGAAGTATTCTATTGCCTTATACATAGCAATCACACTCCTGTTGTTTTAAGCGTAAGATCTTTCAGGCTGAAATACTGAATGTTCTTGTGACCGTTCTTGCTCTGAACGACCTTTATCTTCTGTGAATTCTTATCGGTAATCTTGAACACAGCATCACAATCGCTGTCAAGTGTCTGCATTCCTGCTCCCTGAGAAGGTACAAGTCCAACCTGTACGTCGTTGTATGTAAGACCGCTTGCAAAGTTGCTGAATGCAAGTGCGAGGAAGTAACCGTCACCGCTGAGATAACCCGACGGAGAAAGACCACCCTCTATGAATTCAAGCTCACCTGTGACCTTACCACCGCTTACAGCAACGTTAGACTGGAAATCCTGAGGCTTTTTGTCAGTCCAAGGGAAAGTCTGTGTTGGTGAATCGGGAGCTACGGTAAGGTCAGTTAGAAAAGAATCGTCAATTTCGCCAAGTACAACACCGTCTGCGTACTCAACAAGGAACTGAATTCCTGCCATTGCCATAATTTCAGCCTGTGCTCTCTCATAGTTATCATAGCTGTGAACTCCAATGAAACCGAGTGAATCTGCTGTGAGGCTGAATTCTGACGGGAGGTCACCGCCATTCATGGAGATATAATACATGATTATATTTTCCTTAGCTGTACCGATAACTGTGCCCTTTGTTACACGAGCAGTGAGAATTACTGTACCGAGACCGAGGAAGTCCTCAATGTAATTCATACCGAAAGCGTTCTGTGTTGTGATGGTTGCTGCGCCAAGATAGGTCGCTACATCTTCAGGGTTTACAAAGTAAACTGCCTGTGCTGTATCGTCCTCAAAAAGCACCTGAAGTTTGCCCCATACGGCAGCAAGTGTGTCCTGTAAGCCGTTGCCTGTAACTGCTGTACCTGCTGCGCCGAAAGTTGCAAGCTGTGTGAAGAATTCAGCACGGATGCCCTTCTGAATATCAGAAATGAGCTTCTTGTCTGTCTCAGAGATAGCCTCTGCTCTACCACTCTTCTGAATAGCCTCTGCTGTTGTTGCTTTTCTCCACTTTTTAAGCTCAATTGAGCCTACCTGTGTCTTTGTTCTTGCATAGTGTGAAAGTGGGATGATCTCGCCCTCAGGAACTTCACCTGATTCAAGAGTACCTGTTGTCTTATATGTATAAAGTGTTGAGCCTGCTGCCTGTGCAATCTTTCTTGTTGAGCCTAAAGCCTGCTGAAATTTAGCAAGTGAATTATGCTGAAACTGCTGAACAAGGTCAATTTCTCTTGCTCTCACCATATCATTAGTGGTGATAACGTTAGTCTCAGCCGCAGTTGTTACGTTTGAAGCCATAACTTAATTCCTCCTTATTTGAATAAATCAATGTTTTCCGCTATTGCCCTCTGTCTTTCGGCTGTGTCGGATATCTTCATAATATCCTCTTTGGTGCGTGTAACCTTACCGCCAACGGGAGGCGTGACAGGTGTATGACGTGCTGTGCCTGCCTGCGGCTTGTATTCGCCCCATTCACTTTCGATAGACTGTGAAAGCTTATCAGCGTTTGTAATTGCGCCGTTCTCGTCAAGCTCTACGGTATCCACATAACCACCATACTTTGTGATCTTTTCAATGCCTTTCTCTGAATATCCTGCATTTTTGAGATATGACTTGAAAGCGTCTGCTTTCTTTGTCTTAGTCTCCTTGTTCGTGATATCCTCTTTCAGCTTGTCATGTGCGGCTTTTTCGGATTCATACTTTGCCTTGTAATCATCCTTCTTCATTGTTTCAAGCTCTTTTGTAAGCTTTCCTAACTTCTCCTGTACGTCAGGGAGCTGTTCAGCTTCGCCTTTAAGCTTGTCTCTCTCTGCTTTGAGACTGTTTACCGTTTCCATATGCATTTCTATAATGCTGTCTTTCTGTTCCTCTGACAATCCCATTGCGTCAAGGGCTTTTCTTGTTAATGACATATAATACCTCCATTGCTTCGGTCACGTTTCTTCGTGATTCGGTATGTTTTCGCGGCAATACTTAGCCGCCTGTGTGGTGCTCATTGTCGGTAATTGCCCGATTTTGAGCATATTAAACAAAAAAGAGGCAGTTAGACATTATCTAACTACCTCTTAGTTCTTTACTTTGAAACGACTTATCAAAGCGTGTATTATTCAGTTGTTACAAGCTCTTTCCGCTGAATAGCGACTATTTTGAAGCCGTCTTTGCAGGGGATAACCTCATATCTATCGACTTTGTGTGCTTTGCGCTCCATTGCCGCTATTTGTTCAGGCGTTAACCTGTATTCTTTACCCATAGTATACACCTCTCAAATGTAAATGTCAATAGTTTTTATCCCTTTTTTAGCTGTTTTTCGTATATTTCCTTATACTCTTTTATATGGTCTGCTCTTGAAAGTGCGTTCCTCATAAAATGCGTCGGTTTGATACCGTGTGTGTAGTGATACTTTCCGTTCTTATCTCTCCATACCCACGGAGATTGTCTGCCTCTGCCGCCTTCGGCGTGAACGCCTGTTCCAAATTCAACATAAACGGGATAGGGCGCACCGTTCGGGGCTTTCATGTTTGTTCCAACATATACTGTATCATCAATTACCTTGTGCGTTATGCTCTTTCGCATACTTCCACCATGATAATTCGCTATGCTTGTACTTGTTGGAGTACCAACAGGCGCACCTTCCTTGACGTGTGCTTCCATTGCAAGTCCTACCGCTTCATTAGCAACGGCTATGTTTTCTTGTAATTCAGCAAGCGCAGCCTGTGATAAGTCCTTGAATTCAATTTCAAATCCCATTACTGCCCCCGTTTCTTATTTCTTGCCTTCCTTGCGTCTGATACCATTTGCCGCCATTCATTAGATCGCTTATATTTAAGCTCCTGAAAGTCCTTGAATCGTGAAGGAACACGCTTCCCTAATAAGCTCCTGTATTCTTCATGCATCTTCATGTCACGGTTTGCGTTCTTGTGAGCTTTTGTAATAGGTTGTTTGCTCTGCCCTTTTGCTTCTTTCCATTCATCATAGGAGATATCCCATCTTTCAAGCTCTCTTGTGTCTCTATCTGATAGGTTGTATTGTTGCCCGTCTACAACCGCAGTCAATACACATCGGCAGTTGTAAACTTCTGACGGTTTGCCTTTCGGGTCAGCAGGGAATTCAAGACCGTTGCTGAATTTCTGCCCCACTTCCCGTACTTCCCCGTCACATTGTCTGTGCGTTGGTCTTGTTAAGCCGTCAAGGGTTGCTATCCATCGTTTTTTGCAGGATATTCCCATCTTTTCAGCTCTTTTATAAGTATCAATGCGCCCACCGTTCTGTGCGCTTGTTGTCATTGTTGCGGCATTCCTTACCGCTGCGCGTCTATCCATATCTGACACGTCTGCAAGCCTCTGTGCTATTTGATCTGTTGTTTCGCCTTGCAAAATGCCTTGTGTGATGGCTGAATTCAAATGCTGTTTATTCCATTGTAAATCTTTCGGGATATCAACCTGCGCTTTAGGTAATAGATCGGGCTTTTCTCTTACAAGCCTTTCAACTGTCGCTTCATCGAATAGTGAAAAAGAAGTGCTGACTTTGAGCTTTTTCTCTATCACGTATTCAGTCCAATTAACATTTACCGCGTAAACTTCGGGCATATAACCATTTATAACGCTTGCTGCAATAATGTTAAGGTTTGTTAGGTCTGTCGCAAGAACGTCAACCATTGCATAGGTTTCACGCCCCTGAAACATTGCCGTCTGTCTCCACCGCTTGTATTCTTCCTTGTCAAGTTCTCCACTGTCAACAAGCTTTTTCTTAACTTCATCTATTATCAAAAACCATTTTAGATATTTCTTAGCCTTAACAAGCATTTCAGAGTAAGCCTGCCCGTATATGCTTTCAAGCTCTGCCTCTATTTCAAACAGTATATCTTCTGTTTCCTCATAGCCTTCATCATTAGCAAGGGCAGGATTTTGATACTTTTTAGGCAGGTATTCGGGCATTCGCTCTCACTCCCTTATGCGTTCTGCATTTGTTGTTGTAATAGCTGCATTTGCTCCATTGCCGCCTGTGCCTTGTCTGCTTCTATTTGTTCCAATTCGTCAGCAAGTCCGTTGAGGAATGCAAGCTTCTTTGTTGTTGCTCTGTCTCCTAACCATGGCGCGGAGGCAATAATATTACTGATAGCCTCTGTTGTATTTACAGTTTCGTTATATTCAAACGTGATCGCTGTATCTTCGTTCAGTCCTGCTATCCTCAGTAAGCCCCTTATAAAATCAAAGAGGTTGCTTTCTATCATTCCTGAGAAGTTTCTGAGCCTTGAATAAGCCGAATTAATTGCCGTTGCTGTGAGATTGCCTGCGTCCATAACCTCATGATTTACACCTCTGAGGTTTTCAAATAGCATAGCTTTAAGCCTTGCATAAGCCGCGTCGTTTGCTTCAAATGGTACATTAACTTGATGCGGTTCTGCGCTTCCTTCATCCTCAACGTGTATAATATGTGACTTCATAAGGTTAACAATAAAGTTTGCGTCTGCAATATCGTCCATACCGCCATAATTCTTCAATATCCAATATACTATTTCACTCTCTGACACGTTATTTACAAGCTGTGAAGCCATCAGATCAAGCGATATCAATATTTCAAGTGAACCTATTATATTTGACTTTCCTGTGAGATTATAAAGCGGATAAATCGGGAGATATGATGAAGAGGAATCCGCTACATAATACTCGCCTTCTGCCTCATTTTCAAGGTAATCGACAATATATCTTCGCTTCTCCTGCCTTAGCTGAAGTGAACCGCCATCCTCTTTCACGTATACCGTGTACCCGTCCTGCTCATAGAAATATACTGTCAGAGGTTTTGACGGGTCAATCTGCGTCCAATATATGCCTGCTCTGAGCTTGCCTGTGTAATCATCAAGGACAGGAGCAAACTGTAAATAAGGTATTTGGATAACCTTCTCGCCGTCATAAAAACCGTATGAAACGCCGCAGATAAGAGCCTCACGGTATAACGCTTTCATTCTATCGTCAAAGTTGTTGCCTAACTTGTTTTTAAGCTCTTCGTTCTCAAATCCGACACCATTTGCAAGAAGATGTGATACAGCTTCATCTATTATAAGTGGATAATAGCCGTTCCTTATCTTGCTATTTGCTGATATCTTGTCAAGGTGAGCAATGCCTTTGAGATCGTACACGTATTTTTCAAACTCTGCTATATCTGGGTTTTCTCCCTTGTAATAAGCCATAGCTTTTGAAGCTATTTTATAAGCTGTTGACGAACAAGTTTCATTTATGACGCCTTCAATAAAGAATATGCGCTCCTGTTCGCTGTCTCCGCATTTCTGTAAATCGCTGTATGTTAGCATATCATCACTCCCACTGTGCTATATATTGCGTTTTTGGATTTGCTATACCTGACGTTGCGACAAAGTATCTGATATTATCCATTGCGTGATCGTTGACTTTAACAGGTCTGTCCTCTGCCGCTTTTTCATCCCACACATAACCGCCAAATTCTTTTCTTGTGTTCTTCATTTTAGAGCTGAACTTAATCAGCCCCCTTTGGAGCGCGACGGCTGTTAATTCAATACCCTTGATAACGTCATTGTTTGCTTTCTTTACTAAGTATCGCCGTGTGTTCTTCCTCAGCAACGCAATGAATGAAGCTGCTGAGGGATCAATAACTGTGTAAAGCCTCTCGTCTATGCCGTTATCGTCAAGCCATTGCTCTATATCATTATAGTATTCATCGTCTGTCTTTGTCGCTCCGCTGTCTCTGCCTGAGTAATAGTATTCGTCTAAGCCCCACCATACACGCCCGTATTTGCCCCATAAGGTGACAGAAAAGGCGTTCATTGTACCGTAGTCAATGCTTATCGCGTATTGCTCAGCTTCGTATTGCGGCGGCTCTTCTTCAAAAGCCTGTTCATACATTGGATATATCAAGCCCTCAGCCATTACCCATAAGCCTAATATGTACCGCTCAAAGAATACGCCTGAGAACTGCATTTCTGCTTCTTTTAGTTGCTTTTCGGAGATTGTAGGGTTATCGCCCATAAGCATATGAATGTGAAGAGCTTTTCTTTTCTCCGCATTCAATATCCACTCCTGATAGAACCAATGGTGAGGGCTTTCAGGGTTGCAGTTGAACCAATATTTAGCTCCCTCAACGCTTAAACAACGTGCTAAGCCTTGCTGTACAAAGTTTTCAGGCATTAAAGCAACTTCATCAAAGAATATGCCTGACAGCGTAACACCTTGTAAGAGCTGATAACTGCTTGTATCTTTACCGCCAAATATATAGAAAGTGTTTTTTGTGTCCTTATTTTCAATTATAAGCTCATTCTGTGAGCCTCTTTTGTATCTTACCTTAAAGTAAGCCGTTATATCTATAATACCCTCTAAAGGATGAACAATGTTTCTCTCTGCGCTTGCTATTGTCTTTCCGCATATACCAAATGCCGCGCCGTTGAATTCTCGCATAGCCCACAATACAAATGAAGCTATCATACAAACTGTCTTTCCCGATCTAACAGCTCCATCACATATAATAGCTTTGTATTCTGTGTTATACGCCCATTTAAATATCTGTTTCTGCTTCTTCGACAACTTCTCGAATGTCATCTTCCGCCTCCAATGCTTCGTAGAGCTTCGGCAATTCCTTACCGTTATCTATTGTTACATTGATTCTGTCATTGTATTTATCGGGCATTCTGCATTTCATATAGAATAACATTGCTGTTGTATCAGCAGGTATGTATCTTTCCTGTTTCTTTATATGTTCTGTCGTGCTTGTTATATTGCCGTCTGCGTCTCTGTGTATTGTTTTCTCTGTTATTGTCTCTGTGACTGTTTGTGGTTTTAACTTCGTATCAAAGAATGTCTTTTCAACTATTTCATTAACGGGTGCTCTTGCTTTTTTTATTGTGTCGGAAAAGTCGGGATAATTTTTTAACCAATCATAAAAGGTTGCTTTGTTCACACCTATCTTTTCGGCTATCTCTTTATCGTTCAATCCGTCTCTTGCATAGCCTTCAATAGTTGCTAAGCCCTCAGGCGTTAGCCATTCTTTGTATTTACCTATTGCCAACGCCTTTCACTCCTTTTCGCTTTACTTCTTCTTTGTTGTTTTAGCTGTTGACTTTTTAGTTGTTTTCTTAGCATCCTTCAATAGCTTGTCTCTGATTGCCTTCGGGAAATATCCTTCGGGTTCGGCGTACTTAATTGTTCTCTTAGTTGCCATTGTTCTTCTCTCCTTTTATTTTAGATATTTTTTGCAAACGTCAACAATAGCGTGACTTTCTGCCTTTGCTTTCTTGCCGTTACAATACACATCACATATAGCCTCTGCAACTGCTTCTGCATTATTAGCTGTTGCATATTTGCTGATCTTACTTGCCATTTGTACAACGCCTTTGTGTTTTGTCGCTTTCCGCGCCTCGTTTACAATAGATGTTGCTGCATCTTGTATGTTTACGATACCCATTTTTCGTCCTACCGCGTCCGTGACAGCGTGACCGAATTCGTGAGCCGCTACCGCCTGCAAGCCTGTTTTGTTTCCGTTGCTTGGATGGAAGCCCTGTTTAACGCACTCGATGTATGCATTCTCCATTTTTTCATTGAAGTAATTCCGATTTATAGCAATGTTTGCACCGTCATAATATCCTAACGTGCTGTAAGCATCATCACCCTTGAGTGTAGCGATGAAGAGCTGTTCAAGTGGTGCGTTCGGGTAATCGTTCAGCATATCCCTTGAAACTGTAAGAACCGCGTCAACCATTGCTTCATTGTTTCCGCGCTCAACGATCATGTCTTTTTCTTCCACAATGTTTGAAGGGTTTACACTAGCCTTGCCCTTGTAACGCTGTACGTTGTTATCCCCTCCGCGGCTTCTTTTTGATTCACTACCCATATCTTATTACCTCGATTCTGATTTGTCAATCATTATTTCTTAGCTTGATCTATTATCTGAGTTAATTTTCTTTTTGCTTTTTCAGCAACGTCTAATCTTGATTTGATTGACTGCATATCGCCTTTTATTGCTTCATTCATTGCTTTTAAAGCCATAGAGCTTGAATTCTTCTTCACTAAGCCCCTATAATATTCAGCTTTTATCTGTGATATATAGCCTTTCTGCAAGCTCCCTAACTCAGCTATATCAAAGCTTGCTCTTGAATTTATACGATGAATAACGTCTTGTTTGAAGTTATCTATATTTGTATATGTTCTTGCCCTTGAATACAGACCGCCTTTTGAAACTTCAACTCCACCATTAGAGAGTAAACGTAATTTAACATTGTAATCACGCTGAGCCTGTTTATAATCACTTGAATCTGTATCAACTTTTATATCTGCATAATCAGGTATGTTTCCTAAATATCTATATCTGCCTTCGTCACTTCGGGCTATTATCGGTTCACCTTCAGGATGTAAAGCAGTCGGGGCAAATGACACAAAAGCAGTCTCATTGTTTTTTAATTCTCTGCCTGTACCGCTTGCCTTTCTCTTTGAACCGCCTCTGCGTTTTTTAGATTCACTTGCCATAGTTACGCTCCTTTAAAGTTTACTTTAGGATATTTACACGCACTTTAACTATTTTTTCTTCTTTTTTGCGCTTGCTTCCTATGCCACCATTAGTTGCAGTTCTCCCTTTCCAATATGTGTGAGTAACTGGTATTTCATATGTAGCAACGCCGCTTTCGTCAGGCACGCTTCTTAAAAGAGCTGAACCATATACAAATTCATGGTCTTGTGCTATCCTGTTTTGCCTTTCGCTTACATCTGCTTGTGAATTGCCTAATTCAGGCAGGAATGAAAATTCAGCCTGTCTTTCTGCTAGTCTCTGTATATCATTTCTATCTAAGTATGGATTGTTTCTGTCTCCTATTTCCATCTCAGACTTTCTCATTTCTAGTTTAAAGGCATCAAGTAAGGATTTTCGTTTACCCGATTCAACAGCTTCTTGCGCTCTCTGCAAATCTGCTGCCATATCAGGGTTTGTTTTAGGTGTTAAGTTTGTTGTTCCAACTTTGCCACCTCTGCGTCTTTTAGATTCACTAGCCATTATTCACCCCACCTTTTTTCCGCAAATGACTTTATGTACTCACATTCAATGTTATATTTCCTGTACAGGTTATCGCCTCTGCCTCTGTACATAAATACTTTCTTAGGCTTCAGCGTATCAATTATGATCTTATCATAGGGAGCTGTTTCCTCTGTCTCTTCCTCTAATGTTTCAGAATACATTGCAGAGGTTATATATATACCTCTCTTTGGTATACCGTCTAACCACCAATCACGATCTGCAACAGGTCTTATTGTGGGAATAACTGTTACTCCGTGAGCCTGCAACCATGCACCAACCCACTGTTTACGATAATGATTGTATATCTGCAAAGCGTGAGGCATATCCGCATAAGGGGAGAAGTCAGGTGTAGCGACTGCCGCGTACTGCCTCAGCTTGTCAACGTATTTCTCAGGCTGATTGAATACTCTTTCAAACTGATAATCATCTATAAAGAAGTGACCCGCTTTGCTTTCAGGTTCTTTATCAGTCAGCACATAGTTAAAGCTTATCCACTCTTTGATTTCGGGTAATTTAGTAACAGGTTCTATAACAGGCATATCATATTTGCCTGCGCCTTCAAACTGTCCTTTTTCAAGATTCAGGATGTTTCGCACTGCGAATCGTGTATCATCAACGTTCTGCTGATGTTCTGCCTCTGCCTGCTCTATCTCCAATTCAAGCTCAGGCATTGAGAAGTCAAATTCGCCCATATCAAGCTCTATCGTTTGCAGTTCAGCAAATTCAGCTTCTAAATCATAATCAAGAGAAGTTGAGCGATTGTCAACAAGCCTGTATGCCTTTATCTGATCTTCTGTCAATTCATCTGCATACTTGCAAGGAGCTGTTGCATATCCTAATAGCTTTGCAGCTTCATATCTGCCGTGACCTGCAATTATCACATTATCCCTATCAATTACAAGCGGCTGTTGCCATCCAAATTCTTTCAAGCTCTTTGACAATAGCTCAACCTGCTTTTTGCCGTGCTTCTTTGCGTTGCCCTTGTAAGGCTGTAGTTTGCTCAGCTTTATTTCCTGTATATCCATAATTTCTCCATATACAGCAAACCGCCTCACCTTTTATGCTGAGACGGATTGCTGCTTTACAAGGAAGTATATTTATCCCTTCGCTGATGTTATAAGAAGTGGTGTAAGATTCAAGGCGTAACCTTGTTTCTTACATAAAGTGCAAAGAGGAAACGGAAAAAGGATGAAAGCCGTTTCCCCTTTGGAGGCATATGCCAAAAATACACAAAAGAGCGAACCATAGGAGAAGGCTTATGAAGCCCCTATATACATTATACCGTAGTTATCATAAAATAACTATTGACAACGCGCCCGAATTTTTGGCTATTTTAAGGCTTTTCACAGTGCAGACCTGTGAAAAGTATGTTGATAATTTTCAACACTTTATTTATCTTCGCTTGAACCTATTGCAAATATCATTGCTAAGAAAGTGATTCCAGCTCCGAAGAAAGCTCCAGCGAAGAATACTGCAAGTGTGCTCATAAGTTCATCAACTCCTTGTACTTTTCCTCAAAGAGGTCTACCCAACTCTCGGTCTCTCCGTAGTATGAGCGTAACTGTGAGAGCAGGTTCTTCAGTTCCT